GAAGCTGCCGGTATTTCCGCCCCTGGATGGAATCCAGCGACCGGTTGGTCAGGATATCAGTTGGATTGACAATCAATCCATATTGACGATAGTCCTGGCTGACGGCGTTCAATTCATCATCATCTTGAATGAGCGAATACAGGGAAAGGGTTTCACCATATAATTCCCGTACAGCATCAAACCCATGACCCTTTACGGGAGGTAGAACAGCACGCGCAGTTGCCGGTACACCATCGCCCGGAGGTGAATCAATTGCTACTGTTGCAATTGTGTAAGGTGAGGTACCTGTGGATGTTATGTCGATTCGTTTTATCTGGCCGTTTTCAACAACAGCTGTAGCTTGAGCTCCACTACCATTTCCTGTTATTGTAACTTGTGGTGTACTGGTATATCCCGACCCTGGATTAGTTACTTTAATATAGTAGATTCGGCCAACGGTAGAAGATGCAGCTTGCTCGACAGTTGCTTGGTCCGACGTGAAATCAGACTCACCAATATTTGCTAAAATCTCAGCGGGTTGAATCACTGTGTTGGGCTTAGCTACCCCATTTATTGTGATACGTGCAAACGTGTAGTTGCTTCCGGGTTCAGTAACTGTTACGTTCGTGATAAGACCGGCTTCTGAAATCACTGGTGTTAATATAGCACCTGTACCGTCACCGCTGACCGTGAGTGTTGTTCCTGAAGCATAGTTAGCCCCTTGATTCGCAATCGTCACACTTTCAAGTGCGCCACGGTTGTAAAACGAATCAGAAAGAGCACGTTGAACGGGAATAAAGCCACGCGAAACAAATTTCCGCTGTTTTAGCACCGGAATATCATACATGTATATCCAACGATACCCGTCAGCGGTGGTGAATACACCAGTTCCGCTGGGCTGGTTTACTGATGCAACTCCACCAGCATTATTGAGGCATTTGTACACCTTAGATACAGTACCATTCACAGTCATTACATAGAATGGTTGCAAACGCATGTCAATCGCATCATCCCATGGCTGGTAGACAGTACCACTTTCCCAGGTATAGTTTGGGATCACTAACGATGCGTCTCGTCCTTTGATCTTCCGCATATAAACCATGTTATTACGGATAATCACGTCACTGGCTACCGTTGTGTTGGGTGTGGCGTCAGGGACACTTTCGTTCGTCCACGGGGTTACCTTACCGAGGAAGTAAAAGAAGTTTGTGCGGTTGTAAAAGATATCGTTGAGAGTTTCTTGAATGAAACTCAAACGAAATTCTGTGCGGATCTCAGACATATTAGTTAATTGTTACGTCCCACGAGACGACCAATGTATCACCAGCTTCCTTATTGATCTCTGCAAATTTTACTCGGTTGAGCATAGTACCCCCTGACGATGCTGTAAAGATACCAGCTTCAACAAGCGCTGCTGTTGATGGGGGGTTTTGGGGAGCAAACTCTGCCGCGAACGTCACCTTATTGTCGGAAGGAGAAGTTCCTTGCGTTGCTGTCGCCGAGACGCGCGTACCAACCTGAGAAATGAGAGTAGTTTGGCCCACAGCAGGGTCAGTTGTACCAATACCGATTGCCATGAAGTAGGTAGTCAGTCCAGTATTACTGATTAAGCGTGATGCAATGTGCGCTTTTCCGGTGTTAACGATAAGATTGTTAACGGTCTTATCTTGTTTAAGCTTACCATCAGCACCATATAATTGAAAATGGACGACGCCTTTAGTGGTAACGCCGTCATTAGGGTGTGAAGGATTGTTGGTGTTCTGTTGCATGCTTGGCTCCTCGCCACTAATTGTTACGTTGAGGAAATACTAAGGGTATACGTCCGGGTCGTATATATCTCACTGAAATATGTTTCTTCCGTATACACACCTTCATCGACAAATGACGATGTTGTAGATGTAATACCTGCAGTTCCATCGCTCAGCGAATATTTATTGAGTGTACGTAACACATTTCCATCTATGATAGCAGTTTCATCTACAAGTTTCTTAGTAAATGTTACTGTAGGTGCGGAATCGGATACGGATCCCTGCTCGGTCAGGGCGATGACTACGAATGGGAACGATGTCGTTGCTTCTGGCTCGAGGCTGTATGATCGCGTAAGTGTGTGCTGGGTAAACATTTTCATCCCAGCAGGGTGCACTTTAGCAGCTAGATCGCGGTAAATGTTTGGATTAGCTTCACTATCAATAACGTATGAGTATTGTTGATAGTAGAAATTATCCTGGAGTCGGATATTTGTGTTTGACGTTTGTCCGCGATCAGAAAGCCACTGTCCCTTTGTATCAACAACTGTCGCAAAGTTTAGCGTAATGGTTGCTTGTGACGCCAACCACTGATCAAGAGTAATACCAGGCGTGTAACTTGTCCCTGGTGGCGTGTATGTACTTGTGATACTAAAGACTTCATCAAAACCAGCATAGGTAATATCTACAGCATAATCCTCTGCAAAATATGATGATATATTTTGGTAGTAACCACTTACATCTTCGGTAATAGCTACGCTATCGCGAACCTTTAGATTATATGTGATATCGCCTGGACGTGCACCAGTTTGATTCAATTCAAATGAAGATCCTAACGGTCTATTGGGATAGGCGGCCGCCGTTAGTGTCTGTGGATTTGAATGCCGGTACCCATGATCGACAATCTCAACGCCCGTTATCGACCCGATTGAATTGATGCGAGTGATTCGAACAGTTGTAGGTACAGTAGTACCGGGGATCGTAATAATTTGTCCCGCGATCCAATCGCGGCCGCCATTGTCAATCCGAATTGATGCTGGCGACGGTACGATCGTACCGGTGTATATGGTAACTGATTGCGCGTTTCGAACAATAACACGTTGGTTTAATGAGAAACCAATACCAAATGTCTTTTTGAAGTATACACGTAGCGATAACACATCGCCATTGGGTGCAACATTGACGGCGACGACGCGAGTAACGGTGACTGGTATCTCTGCCTCGTCATTAATAACAAACACCCGGGTGATTGACGGAACGTCATCTGGTACTAGGATACCACTAACACGATCGATTGTGATAAACGATTCTTGATACCAATTACCATCCGATGTTCGGAGAATACTTTGGCTGGGATACTGGATCTGCGCATCAACGTTAAAATTCAACCGTAGTAAGAATAATAACGCTTGTTCTGATCCCTTCGCAGTGTACAGCTGTTTGATTAGGCGAAGATACTTCTTATCAAACTGTGGTACTTGAGACACGAGCCCCAAGATATCCAATTGATTCTGGAAGTAGGTGATAAAATCATTGGCTGTCTGATCGATATCAACCAATTCTGATAGCTTTTGAACAGATTGTTGTTCAGCAACCCATTCATAGTAAGTTTCAATGAACTTAATAAACTTGTCGTGATTTGCGCGAACAAACTCGGGGAATTGTTCGCTAACGATCGAATATAGGTTTGCCATTATTGTCGACTTGAAGTGAACCTATATGTAGATGAAGGTGTATCAACTACAGCTGTGACTGTTGTTCTGAGAGGGTCGATGATAACAAACTGATTCAATGTTGACGCAACATCGTTTGACTGTGGAACAATAGTAAAGTCCCATGTAGGTGTATTAAGTCGTGTGATGTTGAGGTCGTTGATCGTCAGACGGCCTGTTGCAAAGTTAACTGTTCCCACATTTCGGATCACAACCTTCTCGCCAAGATTGTTGATATAGAACAACCTGAGATTTCCAATCGTCCCCTGATTCGTTTGGGGGTCATTGTCAATGTAGCACACAAACCCTGATTCTGGAGTGATGAATCCCGTTGAAACAACAGAGTTGTATGTGACAATATCTTGGTAAATTGGATTTCCAAGGTCAATAATGTATTGGGAGGTTATCAGATATGAAGGAGCAACAGATCTGTGGAGTTTAATTGTGGTGACGTTACTGACAATTGATTTCTCTGTATTATCAATCAGTGCTGAGAGCCGCGAATGCTTAAACACGCCTTCAAATGAGCTGAGGTTATTGTCATTGTAGTTTGTAATTGTAGCACGTACAAGTGATGTGATGTCGTTCAATCCACGAGTTGTCAGTTGAGGATTGTAATACACCGTTGTGTTAACTTCAAGTTTGATGTATGTTGGGTCTACAATAACTGGAGTAACAGTTAACGATTTACGGGGGTTAACAATCGTGTTGAGAATGTAATCTTTATCTTCGGTTGTCAGGATATCTGACGTACGTGGAATCACGGAGATAAACACCTTACCGTATTGTGGAGGTGATGTCGTCTCTCCACCCCATACGTTAACTGATTTAGCTTCCGGGAACATTGATGTAATGATTGATTTGTAGTCTTCTGTTGTCACACATCGATTCTGTGTTGTGTAACTACGAGGTGCACTCCACTTGATTGAATCAACGGATTCTGGCAGAGCACCTCCACGTGCTGACGATACAGTTGACAATGCCACAGACGTCCCTAATGTAGGTCCAGTATACGTGAAAGTTTTTGCGCCGTTAGCGGAGGGTCCATTACAAACGAGATATGAAAGCGTGACAACGTTACCGGGGACTAGTGCTGCTCCAACAACACCATTACCAAACTCCACTTCATATAATCCATCAGCAATTTCTTTGATGAAGTATGCCTTAGACGTACTTGTTAGATTGAGGATATCAGTTGCTGGTAAGAATGTATCGGAGGTTGTTGATTGCGCAGTTTGTTGAACTGTGACTTTCAGCGTAGTAGTATCGACGTTTTGATTTGGAATTAAGAAGCGATTTTGTTGACCAACAATGTATTTGAATTCGAGATAGGAACCTTCAACGACATTGAGGTTCCGGAAATTATACTGACTACCAACCTTAGTGGCAATCTGCGATTCAAGGAGGTAAAAGATATACGAAACGCCATCTACCTGGGATGTGAAGGTACTCAATCGTGGTATTTCAATTTGATCGGGGCCTGCAGAGTTAAATACAGTGAGGTTTAGGACCGCTGTTGCTGCGATGGCCGATCGCGGCATGTATCCTAGTTCATTGGCTTTTGATACTACGCTGTTACGTTTTGATGCAGAGTCAAGGAACGATTCATTAACTGCCAGGTTTGTGTACAGTGCGTTGTAGTGTGTGTTATACGCTAACACATCTAGGAGAATAGAAAGACCCGACCCTTCAAAGTCGTAATCAGTAAACTCTGTCTGACCTCTGAGATAGTCTTTGAGGTTTTCTTTGATCCCGTCAAAGTCTAGCTGAGTTGTTTGAATGTTTTGATTTGTGGCCATTATCGTGTTCTTTGAAGTGTGAGGTCTACGAGCAAGGGCTTCTCAGTGTTTATGATACGGAATGTTATCCCCACGTACACGGTTTGATTATCTGGGTTAAGTGACACATCAACGTTTAGTAGATTTACTCGTGGTTCAAAGTTAGTTATTGTGTTGATAATCGATCGCTCCAACATACCTTGGAGGAGTGGGCTGAATGGTTCAAACAATAATGCAGTTACTTGGGATCCGATCTCCGGATGAAAGGGGCGCTCGTAGTGGTTTGTTAGAATCAAATTCTTAACGGACTGCTTTATTGCGTTTTCATCATACTTGAAGTAAATATCGCCGTTTGGTCTAGCGACGAAGTTTAGGTCAAGGTCGGAGAAGGTTCTTGTGTTACGTGCCATAACTGATATTTATCCGTTGACAAATACATTTGGACTGCCCTGAGCAACAGTATCTCCACATGATATAGCATCACCGATTCGTCCCAATGCCACGCCATTGACAAATACATTTGGACTTCCTTGCGCTAGAACACCTGGGTGGGATGCTGAACTAGGACGCTTATGAGGAGGCCATTGATCACCAACTCGGTGCGCGGCAATTCCGTTTATAAACACATTGGCACTCCCTTGGGAGTTTGGTCTTGGATTGAATCCATCATGACCAGTAGACATATCACCTAGACGACAAGCTGCAGGCATAATTAACCTCCTAATTCAGGAAACTTATTCAACGCGTTCTGATATCCAGCCCCTTGTTGAACGGCTGTTTGGATAATTTGAGCAGTGTACTGCTCGTTTATTGCTAGTGGTAGATTCCATGTAGTTGTTTTGGGAGCACTCCACGTTGGTGCTCCTTCTTGATCGCGATAAGTTATCAAGAATGGAATATTCACGACCGGGTTTGCAGGTGGTAGAATACTATAGATTCCACTGAATGATGCTGGTAGCTGCGATACATCTAAAGCTGTTACAAATTGCTTACCTTCAGTTGTTTGAATTAGATACTTAACTGGTCGGGGAAATGCATTATCAAATGTGCTGGTTATCTTAAACGAAGCGAGTTCAATCACAATTGCAAGGTCATCAAACGTCGTTGTTGCTGTACACTCTACATCAAGTACTTCAACTACAGTCGTCGGCAATGTAACCAGTGATCGAACAACCAATCCTAAAGGACCAGTTCCAACAAACTCCCTTAGTGGTTGAAGACCAAATGATGCTTCGAAGGTTACTGCCATTAATTACCCCAAAAGAATGAATCCGGGACCATGAGTCTTATGGTCGCGCATTGTAAACGCCATCTTTCGGTTAGACCCACCACCGAATGTAACATTTCCATCACCTCGGAAACTCGTATGGATCCATGTCATGTGGTCCCCTTGATATTCAAGAATTAGTTGATCGTAAGGTACCAACTTATCAAGCTCTTGAATCAACTGGTAGTGGAGTTCTTTTCGTTCCTTGCCACCAATAAGGGCAATGTCACAAGCACGGCCACGAGAGTGATCTGATGTGTTTGTTCCCATACGATAACCAGATGTGATACGCCACTTCTTTCCGTAACCTGCAATACCATCTGGTAGTTTCTCAAGGTACTTCTCGAGAATGTTTTCACACAAGGTAGCGAGGTTAGCAACGATCTGCTGACGAGTTAGTCCATTTTGATCAACTAGTTTGTGACGGACGTTAAATCCACCATCGAACATCATACCAAGCGTGAAGTGCTTCGATAGACGGAAGTCGGCAGTAAATTCTGTTGTATTGAGGATCTCGTTGATGTTTGTTGTTGGTGCGACAGCTGTATCAGAACCACCAGATGCGGTAGAAGTATCAGCTTCGTAAGTGTTCTGCTTACCTTGTTGAGATGTTTGATCGGCAATGAATCCGGAACTGATTGCTGTTTGACCTTCCTCTGGCAATTCATACATGAATCTTTCTTCGCCGAGTAGAGGAGGTGGTGATAGCGGCTCTACGTTGATATAAGCTGGAACACCAATCGGAGGTGGTACCATTCCATGAACTAGAGCTTTAATCGACGGTTGAGACTCATTTGCTTCCGCAGCAGTTCCACTATTCAAATGAAGAACGGCACCATCAATATTGACATTACCACTTGCACTGATATTTGTCGGACCGCCGGATGTGACATTTGATGCGCTACCGCTCGTAACGTTGACACTACCTCCGGCTTGAATGTTTGCATCATCGAGGGACTTTATATTCCAACTTTTGAATGATTCGGTGAATATCCCATCATCCGCACGAGTGTGGAGCTGTTTATTAGACGAGATGTATAGGTTATCCTGTGCCAGGACGTGACCTCTACCAGCGCTCTGGATATTCATTGATCCAGAAGCCCACACAGAAAAATCACCACCAACAGCAATATTCATATCACGAGCTACGCCAACGTTGAAGTTTCCTCCAACTTTCATTTCTGCTGAGCCGGACACTTCAATGTTTGCGTCCGACTGGCAGAGGATATTGATATTACCATTTACGGTGAGGTTTGCATTTCCGGTAATCGATATAAACCCATTTCGGTCGACAATGGTATACTTGTCCCCAACGACGCGTGTGACTTTGGTGCCGTTTGCATCAATCTCTTCGAACGTACCAGTACGATGAAACCGATGAATTCGCTCGTACCCTGGTGTATCATCCCATTCTTCAACGTGACCGGATTCAGTCTCCGTAACTGAATTGAATGGATACTTGGCACCATATGGAACGTTTGGTTGGTCCCAGTATCCACCGTTATTAGCAATTGGAATGCCCTTCAGCCGCTGAGATTCCTTGAGGGGAACTATAGTCTCTTTGATTATGCCTCGAGCCAAACGATTGATCTCCGGCTCAGCGTTGTATCGACGGAGAGGGTACTTACCGTGGGGATCGACGAATCCATATTGCTTGACAAATCCACTTTCGTTCCCTTGAAGTGCACCGTTATATGAGAACCGTGACTGGGAGTTGCCTGCTTCTTTGTCGGCATACCCATAACTTTCAGGAGTCCGCGTCTGATAGAAGTACTCGTAGTATTCAAGTTTCTTGGCAGCGATATCGCGAGAGTTATTACCAACTGACTTGACAGCCGCGTAGTAATAACCCGGATGAGCGGTAGGTGCTACTCCTTTACTGACACGATCCATCAGATACAACACAGCAATCTCCGCGGATATCGCAGGGTCAGTAATCAACAAATCTGGGTTCGTGTCAATTGGATATTTTGACAGTTTGGCGTATCTCTCGTAGTTTGCGCGCCCTGTTAGTTGGATAAAGCCCCGGCCATAGAACTTTCCACCGTCTCCAGGTTTTGTGTTACCTAGTTGTCGTCCATTGTTTGCTGGGTCGTAGACAAAATCAAAGAACTGTTCTCGTGTCCCTTTCTTCTTACTAATCCACGCACAATACTTTTCAGCTAGTGATTCTTTTCCTTTGAACGTCGTCTGGAAG